AGGTATGATTAGTTGCTACTAGGCCAATGTTCAATGATCCAAACATGTTCACACAGTTTCTAACCAGTGCTGTAAGTGCTTTAGGTTTACGACCTAGATCACCTTTAAGATCACCAGCATCAAATTGATTCACATCAGTGGGCGTCAATAACATACCCAAACTGTCTAGCACAAATAACACTTTGGGCCTCGACTCTTCGGGAATAGTCTTGTACTCTTTAACAAACTCTGAAATCATTTTAGCCACATCATCAATCATGGCCATATTCAATTTAAGTAGTTTGCCTTCACTTGTGTCCACACCTAAGGCTTTAAGCCAATCTTCATCTAAGGCATTTTCTGTGTCGATTAGGATAGGATAGATATCCGCTTGCTGTGCGTGCCTGATCAAATTACCCGAACAGATAAAACTCTTACCTGCGCCAGATTCGCCGGCAAATACAGTTACTTTACCAAGAGGCACTCCCCTGTCAAAAGCACCTGAAATTAGGTAGTTTAAGGCGTAATTTCCGGTGGAAATCCAGTCTGTAGGGTCGTTAAATCCAATGCTAACGCCTTCAATGCTCTTAGTTATGCTTTTGCGAAATTTACTCAAGTCAAACGGTCTTTGTGCCATTATTTTAGTCCTTTTGGATATTCTCGTGGTTGAACTACAATTTCAGTTCTACCAATGGCCTGTAGCCAAGTATTCAATCTGTGTATGATGACGCTATCATCACGTGGGTTATCAAAATTTATATTACAGTCCATGACTGTGTCTCCGGTGCCGTCTTCGCGGCTGGAGAAATTTAGAGAAAAGTTCTCATTAATCTTTTGAGATTTTGCCATCATGTGCTCCTAGTAAATGGGTGGACAAGGGTTGCCCCTTGTCCTGTTACTACTTACTTTTGACGATTACGAATCATTGCCAAAATATCTTCTGCTCGTTGGCTAGAAGGTTTGGCAGCAGGTTCTGGAGTCTTCACTGGGGCAGTAGGTGCCACATCGTCGTCATCAGCAACATCATCCTCTACTGAGGCGCGGGCCTGGGCGGCAGGCGCTGGTGCGGCCGATTCAGTGGCAGCAGGGCCAGTATCCAAACCGGGAGGTTTATAGTATTGACCCCAACGCTGAACATCATACTCCTCGCCATTTACTGAAGCTTCGAACATTTCTTTGATCACACGCAGCTCTACTTCACCAGGTTTCTTGGGCAAGAACTCTGAAAGATTGAACAAATTATACTTTTCGATCGCTGCTAGATCGTCTGAAGCTAATGCCGTCTCCCGACGGCTCCATTTACTGGTACTATAGTCGGCATAGCCACCTTTACTAGTCTTACTGATAGTAAAGTCAAGACCATTCTCGTAATCTGTAGGAAGATTTTCAAGCTCTGGGTCCATTAGGCTACCTTTAATTAGATTAAAGATTTGTGGACTGATAATGAATCTGCGGATGGGATTTTCCGGAGTCCTATCTTCTTTAATCGGATTCTCACGCACAAAACCTTGGAACAAGTAAGATTTCTTTTTCCAATACTTACGACCCATTTCTTCAAGATTAGGATCCTTGAACCATGTACGTACTTCGGCTAGAATCGGACAGGGGGTGTCCTTGCCATACATTTCCATACAGGGTACTTGAACTACCACTGGACGCGAATCTGCTTGATTCTTGATACCGGCAAACGGTAACTTGATCATAGCACGTTCAACCCAAAAGAAAGTATTCTTTGGATCTCCGTCGGGTAGGAATCTTACTTTGGCGCTGGTACCTTCTTCGATATTCCAGTGTGGATAAATTCCACCGTCGCCATTTGTACTTGAACCAGTTGAGCCACGGTTCTCGGCTGCTGCTAATTTTGCGCGAATTTCTGCTAGTGTAGTTGCCATGATGAATTTTCCTTTATAATTAAGATGGTCTTACAAAGTGCCTAGATATACCATGCACGAGTCACAGTATAACATTAGTATTTAGCTTGTCAATGAAAAAGGCAGAAATAATCTGCCCATTATAAACTTAGTAGTTTATCGTATTCCGGCTAGTGTTCGAAGCTTGTCGATGCTCTCTCTAGCCATAGGCTGCGCTGGCTGCGCTGGTACAGCCGACTGTGCCATTTGAGGTTGGGCCGCTGTATTTGGATCCTGTGTAGCGGGATTAACCGGAGCAGGTGCAGTAACTTGCTGAGCCAACATCTGCCGAAACTCAGCTGCTAATTGGCTATATCCATGCTCACTCAACCAAGAAATTATATTTAGACGCACATCAGTTCTGTCACCTTCGGGGCCTTGGCTGGCATCTGCAAACGCCGTATTTAGAGCATCACTGCCTATGATATCTTCCAAGGCTGCACTGGCTTGGTCACCATCTGGTCCAGCTAATACTGGTTTCTGCATGATTTTACGCAGTTGTTCTATTTGCTCATTGTCATCCGGTGCGGCCCATTCACCTTCTGTGATTTCCTCTGCCCAATTTGCGAACTCAGATACATATTGATTTTCTTCTGAGACGTTTTGATGATAAGCACGATAGACATATGGCAATGCCGCAGTTAATCTATCATCAAACATTTTTTTAACAAAACGCTCTTTTAGGGCGTCAATGTCATAGTCTTCGATCATGTCTGTATCTTCGGGCACAAAGTTTTCTGCGAACTTATGGTAGTTACGCATATGGCCTAGACTCTGTAATGTTTCACGTAATCGACTATATCTAGCTGTGGCAGCTTGTACCATGCCTTGTGTTTCAGTATCTTCAAAAGTACGATTGCGTGTGTTACGTACAAAAAATGCTAGGTTGGCCATTTCTTCAGCTATACCACTGATATGCTGCCCGGCTTCATCGTAAACACGACCACCATGTGCTAGATGCTGCGCCATGGCTCGTCCCAAACTTAGGCGATTATAGGGCATACGAAAACGCTCGCCCTGTACTGTTTCTACAAACATACTTTCGATCTTACGACTACGACTGCGCGGATCTTCCTCGTTTACACGCTCACTATGACGTATTACTAGGCGAGCTTCGCCAAAATCTTGTATACTGGTGCGAGTAGTCCCAGACCACTGTATGCTTTCTGCCATGGGACGACCTTCTTGTTCAGCTGACTTCTTACTGGTTATGACTTGTTCACGATCACGTGGTGTCAGCATGTCTTTGCCTATGTCACGTATATCAAAATCTAAAATGTTACGCTTGGCAAATTTACGCATACCAAGAACAAAACGTTCCCACTCTTGTTCTTCTTCAGGAATTTCGAAATTGAACGGCATGTTCTTAGTGTAGCTAATCTTAAGAGCACGCTCATCAATCAAGCTAATATCCAACATACCCATCTTGCGCCCAGTCACAGTGCTACGATATGGGAAAGTAAACAATCTAGCTTCGCGCTCGCTCTTGGTAGGTTTGCCTTCTGCATCGGCAATGGCTACCGGACTAAAACGTGAACGGATTTTGTTAAACAGTTCTTCGGCAATGTTTTCAATATTGTTCATAATACTATATTTAGCTTGTCATGATAAAGGGCATGGGCTCTAGAACGTCGTCAAAGTTGTCCCTGAACTTGGAATCAATGTCAGGATCATAACTCTGTAAGACCTGAGTAACTCTCACTGCCAATAACATACTAAGCACTAGGTCATCAGTTTCACCTATTTTGGCTTCAAAACTGCCGCCTAGAGCTATGAAGTTTTTGAGTTCGCTTATCAAATTTTTACTATTAATTTTTAATCTACCGGACTCAACCATGGTCTTAAATTTAGCACATACTGCAATCTTGCTCTTGTTAGTAGTTGTAAAACCTTTTCTATACCTACGAGCATTGCCAGTTCTAGCAGGTTCACTAATGAACACACCACGTATGTTTTCCTCACCTAATTCAGCGATACTAATTAGTGCAGCTTCGCCTAGTGTATTGTTTTCTACACTATAATAGATATTGTTTTCTGTGCCAATCTCATCATAGATATGAGCACAAATAGCTTGTAATGTTTTGATTTGCCCTGGGATAGGTGTACGATTATGCTGCCATTCGGCAACTTGTCTACAACTAGGCAATTCTAATACTTGTATAGCAGCAGGATCACCTCCTGTACCGAGGCTAGGATCAAGTGCTATTACATAGGTTGAATCACGCTTGGGGCGGCTATACCAACGTATCTGTCCTTGACGCTCAATAGGTTCAGAACCTTCCATGTCAATCAGTACCGCAGCAGATATCAAAGTCTCTTCAAAAATCAAAAATTCGCAGTTCATCTCACGACGGAAACGCTCATCGCCTAATTGTGCTCGTTGTTCTGCTGCCCATTTCTCATCACGCTCGGGATGTTCATCCCATCTACTACGAAAGGCCTTGAACCCATTTATACCTAGTTCTGTAGCGTTGCCATATTCATCTAAACACTTATTGGCACCTTTCCATAATTCAGCAAACTTATCTTCGTCTGAGTTAGGAGTTGATGTAATAATAGCTTTACCACCAGTTGCTAATGTAGGTGATATCGAAGTCCAAAATTCTTTGGCTATGGTAGGGCGAACGTAGGCGAACTCATCGCAATATAGTAATGATATGGACATACCACGACCAGTTGTTTCTGTGGTAGTTTGGCTCACTATACGAGATCCATTATCAAATTCTATGCTGCCCTTGTTATAACTAACTACACCGGCTCTGATATGATCTGGGCAAAATT